TATTATACTTTTTCTTTGAAGCTGTTGCCATGTTTATATTTAAATATGAATTCGCTTTTAAATTTCATTTTTTGTTATAAGTTATAATAAATGAAAAGGGTAAAGTTATTATTATGTTTATTATGTTTTGTTTGTTTATGTATTTTTGTTTGTTTATGTATTTTTGTACATAAACAAACAAAACTGATAACAAATAAAAATGTCAAAGGGATATGTTATTTTGATATTGATGATACTTTAACCACTGCTACAGGTGATGTAGATTCTATAATTGAAGAATGTTTAAAAAATAATTTTGATGTTGGAATTATAACAGCTAGTAATAGAACAATAGATCATATATGTAAAGAAGAAACTGCGGGAGGTCTTGAATTAAATTCAAAAAACTGGATGTCAAATATATTGTGTAAAAAATTTAAAAAAAATAGCACAATGTATAATAGCACTTCTATGGTAGCCGGTAACAAAGATAAACCACCTGATTGGCCGTTAAACAAAGTATCATCAGATCCTGGATATGTTAAAGGGTTTGATATGGTACACGGGAGAGATTTATTTTACCCTCATATTCCTGATAAATGCGTTGTGTTATTTGATGATCAATCTTTTTATATGGATGGTGTAAAAAGATATAATAAAAATTTAGAAGTAGAATGTGCTAATTATACATGTGGATCTAGGTTTCTTGATAAAGAAATGGTTAGAGATAAAATATTTAGTATGAAAAAAAATGGATGCGTGTGATAAAATTTACTTTGCAATTTTTTATTAAAAATTGCAAATTAATGATCATTACATTTGTTTCCACGTGATTGACAAATAAAAGGCATAGACGAAACAAGTTCTGTATGGAAAGGTTCTTCTAAATTATCAGTTGAATATATAACACGTTTAATCTTATACATTCTCATAACTTTAATACACTCGTTACATGGTCGAGAGTTTCGTAGTCGATTTTTATATATTGAAATAACAATAATAGTATTAGGAAAATTACCGTAATTATAGTTAAACGAGTGATGCCGGCGTCTTCCATTATTTTTTTTCATTTTACGTAAGGTGTTTACAATAAGATTCATTTCTGCATGAGTAGAGGTTGATGATAAATTATTCCATTCAATAGGTAAAGGCTCATTGTTTATACCATTTTTTATTTTTTTGTAAAAAAGTGGCGTAATGCTTTCCTATTGTTGTATCACACTTTGACATAGGAATCTCTATGTTTATTTTAATATTAGTTGAGTACTTCTTAGTTGAGTTCTTCATTATTTAAAATTTTTTTTTAAAATTTTTTAAAATTTCAATTTAATTTTTAAATTGAAAAAAAATAGTAAAAATTTTAAAATAATAATAATGAATCGCTTAACTAAGGCTATAATGTTTGAACAAGTAATATGTCAATTAAACATAAAAAAATTTATGTCAATTGATGATATTATAGAAAAAAATCCTAAATTAATTTTAGGAAACGGGGGTTCTTGGCTTAGATCAGGTAATGCTTTATGTAACAAATATAAAATGGTTACTGTAAAAAATAATCAAGAAATAAGATTTTTATTTGATGATGCTACAGATGAAGAAAAAGCTCTTATAGAAAACGAAGTATCCCATCTTAAATTTGTAGAAAAGAATAATAAAATACAATTTATTCGAATATTACCAGGAAAAAGTATTCTAAAAACTAGATGTAATATAACACCTAAATTAAAAAAAATAGTAATGAGTGAATACAATAACAAATGTATATTTTGCGGTTCAAGTAATGGAATGAATGTAGATCATAAAGATGATGAATATACAAATTCTTACCAAGAACTAACAAAACAAGATTTACAAGTTTTATGCCAGCATTGTAATACTATAAAAAGAGGAGGTAGTAAAATTGATAGAATAGATAAAGAATTACCGCCGTTTTTAGAACCAATAAGAGAATTAGAAAAATACTTTGAATATGATCCAAAATATATTCAAGGAGATAATAAAAATATATCTAGATTTTGGTATGATCCAATAAATTGGGTGCGAAAACATACGCAAAAAATTATAGAATTACTTGAACAAAATAAAAAGAAAGATAAACTTATTAATAAACTTAATAAACTTATTATTAAACAGGGTGAAAAGAAAGATAATGAATTACTTGAACAGAATAAAAAGAAAGATAATGAATTACTTGAACAGAATAAAAAGAAAGATGAAATTATTAATAAACTAATTGAACAGAATAATAAACTAATTGAACAGAATAAAAAAAAAAAAGATAAACTTATTATTAAACATAGTGAAAAAAAAGATAATGAATTACTTGAACAAAATAATAAACTAATTGAACAGAATAAAAAGAAAGAAAAAAATGATTTAATAATAATATTTACATATTATTAAAAACAATGTCTATAAAAGTTCTTGATCTATTTTCTGGATGTGGAGGGTTGACACAAGGTTTGATTCAATCAAATTTAGATGTTGTGTTATCTAATGAATATTGGGAACCAGCTCATAATACTAATAAAAATAATCATAATAATACACATCATATTTTAGGAGATATAACAAAGGATGATGTAAAAGAAAAAATTATAAAAAAATGTAAAAAATTAAAAGTTAATGTAATTACAGGAGGACCTCCTTGTCAGGCGTATTCAAATGCTGGAAAAAAGGATCAATTTGATAATAGAGGATTATTGTATCAAGATTATATTTACATTGTAAAAAAAGTAAAACCTGAGTTATGTATAATTGAAAATGTAAAAGGTATTTTATCAATATTGCATTTAAAAGATAATTTAAATAGTCAAGAACTAAAAGATGTTGATGATTACAAAGAGTTACTTAAAAAAAATAAAGAAATAGATAAAAAAAATAAAGAGTTAGTAGCAGAAAAAAGAAAAGAAATTAATTTATATAAGAAAAAAATAGCAAAATTAAATGAGTTAGTAATAGATAAAATAATGAGAGAATTTACAGACTTAAATTACAATATTACTTATAAAGTTTTAAATTCTGCTGATTATGGAGTTCCTCAGAGAAGAGAAAGAGTTATTTTTATCGCTGCTAAGAAATGTTATAATATAACATATCCAGTACCAACCCATAACAAAGATGGAACTGACGGATTAAAAAAATGGGAAAGTGTAAAAACAGCAATAGACGATTTAAAAGATATACCAGATGATAAAAAAATTAATCACGTTAGATCTATACATACTCAACCAATGATAAAAAAAATGCAAGATACAGAATATGAAAAAAGTGCCCAGCCAAAATATAAAGAAGCATATTTTAAATGTCATCCAGATAAACCAAGTTTAACAGTTAAAGAAAATCACGGTGCAGTCTTTGTTCATTATGAAAAAAACAGATGTATGACTGCTAGAGAATTAGCAAGACTTCAATCTTTTCCAGATGATTTTATTTTTTCTGGTTCAAAAAAAGATATACTTGTACAAATAGGAAATGCTATTCCGTGTTTATTAGGTAAACATTTAGGAGAAAATATTATAAATATATTAAAATAAAATTATAACAAATACAATCTTATAATTTTATTACCAAATAAAATTATATAAGTATAACAAATACAATCTTATAATTTTATTTGTAATTATAAATAAATGGTTAAGATTAATGGAAAAAAATTAAAAATTTATGATCTTGACAATTTAATCACTATTAAAGATCGAATCGCATTAAATTTAAAAACTTTACCTGAATATTTATATTTTCCTAATGGATTAACATATGATGAACTTAATAAAAAAAATATTATAGTAACAGATTTTTTATCTGAAATTAAAAATGAAGCACAAAACAATTCATCTGTTTTCAAACTTATTGATTCTGGTATAAAAAATTTTGGAGATACATTAAATGTAAAAGATAAAATAGTACGTGTATGGTTATCTTATAATGAAAAATTACAAAAAGAAGTAGGAGAAGGTGTATTAGATTCAATAATAACTGAATTAGTTAAAAAAAAAATATATTTAGCTCATACTCAGTTCAAAAGAGACTGGAAAGATATATTACAAACTAAATTATATATAGAAAAAAGTATTAAATCACAGTCTCAAAAAATTGAGAAAACAGTAAAATTATTTAATGAATTTAATTATGAGTCTGCTGTAAGTACACCATTTAAAATAGAATATATACAATTTATTCTAACATTAGAAATGACAAATATATCTATGTTAGAATTATTTAATTCTGTTGTTTTAACACCTTTAGTTCCTTTTGTTACAACGCATAATTTTTATAAAATAAAAACCGATTTTATTCCTTCTTCGGAATGGGCTATAACAACACCTGATTCAATAATTTTAAAAGTGCATCAAAAAGATGATATAACAAATAAAAATATTTCTAATTATTCAGATACAGTAATTAAAATTGATCCTATAACTACTAATTTTACAGCTGAAATAAGTATAGACAATGATAAAGGTAATGTTTCTAATGATATTTTTACAAAAAGATCATTAGAGATTTTTCCAAATATAGATATTAGTATTAAAGAAACAAAAGAAAGTAAAATTGTAGGTGTATTTTATTATCCAAATTTAACTCTTGATAAATACATATTTGCCGATTTGGTAATGAATGATGATATTTTTAAACTTCTTATAACAATTGATGATCACGAAAAAGCTACTAAAAAGAAAGCTGGGTTATACATACATTTTGAACACCAAAATACTGAATTTATATCAGCAACAATAACAGAAAAAAAGATGATTAAAGGAGATATTAGTATGAAAGATGAAGATCTTGATTTTTTTCCTATAGGAGAACCTTATATACGTGTAAGAATATCAAATTGTAATAATAGTAAATCTGTAGAAATTTTTAAAGAAATATTAGGTAAATTATTTATTCTTTATGATAAAAAATATAATGAAATTCAAGATTTTTATAGAGAATACATTCCAAATTTTGGAGATGTTCAAGTAGAAGAAAAAATAGAAGAAGATGTAAAATTAAATGAAAAAGCTCCAGATCTTTTTGTTTCAAACTATACAAGAAATTGTAAACCTACTAGAATGCCTACTATTATTTCTGAAGAAGAAGCAACTGAATTAATAAACAAAGGTAAACAAGTAATAAAGTTTCCTCGTGATGTTCCTAAAGACCCTAATGCTACTAAATTTCCACTTGATGGAGTACGTCAAAATTACTACACTTGCAAGCATAAAGTACATAAACACGTAGGGCTTAAACTTAACAAACTTAAAAATGCTTCTGCATATCCTTATGTACCGTGCTGTTTTAAACCAAATCAGATTAAAAATCCTAAATTTTTACATTATTATGAAGGAAAAAATTTAGATGATGGAGGCGGAGGAGAGAAAAAACAAAATATTATTAAAACAAACAAAATATTAAAACATGATCAATATGGAAATATACCAACTGATATTGAAAATTTATTTACAATAACTGATCCAAATCCAACCTTTGAATATATAAGAAGAGGAACAGGTATAGGATCAAAAAGAAATGTAAATAGTTTTTTAAATGTTGTAATGGAAGCATTTAACCATGAAACAAATATTTTATCAATAACAGATGAAGATGAACTCGAGGCTTATTTGATAGATCAAAGAAATCTTTTAACTACTGAAAGTTATTTAGCATTATGTCGACAAGAACTATATGATTTAACAACTAATCAAATACGTAGTTTATTAGAAAGCGATACTTATCTAGATCCAAGGCTCTTTATACGTTTGTTAGAGGATAAATTTAAATGTAATATTTTTTTATTTACCAAAAATATTTTAAATAGTGAAATGATATTACCTAGACATACTCAATCATATTATAAAAATCGTAATGAAAATAGGTGTATATATGTATATGAACATATGGGAAGTGAGTCAGATGATGTAATAAAATATCCTTTTCCTCAATGTGAATTAATAATAAAATATAATATAAAATCAAGTAAAGTACAACAAATTTTTTCTCATAAAGAATCAGAAAATATTAGAAATGTATATTTAGGTCTTCAAAAATCTTATGCACTTAATAAACCAATCACTGAAATATATTTACCTATTAATCCAAATATAAACATTAAATCTCAATGGATTGATTCGTATGGTAAAACAAGAAGACTTACAATAATTTTTGATTCAAATAAAATATCTATAATTACAACTCCTATACAACCATTAAAAGTAAAAGAAATAAGAAATACAAAAATATATAAAACTGATGTAGATACTGCAATAAAATTAGCTACTTTATTAAATATTAAAATACAATCACAAACAATAATTGATGATGTAGTACAAGAAATAACTGGAATATGGGGAAATGTAACTATATATATACCAATCAAAAACGACGATAAAATAATTGATGGTATTTTAACAAAAAAAGAAGAGTTAAGTTTTAATACAGATAAACAATCTTTTTTAGAAACATATAATAAAAATAAAAAACTAGCACGTTATTTAATTGAATACACTTTATGGTTTTTTTCAAAATATTTACATAGTTCTGGAAAAGACACTAGTGATAAAAATGTTGCTAAATTTGCAATTAAATATTTTAAAATAGATGCTGATTTTGTATACAAAAATACAATATCAAAAACATTTACTGAAAATAATCCATTTACCAAAAATGGTAAAATAATTGTACATACAAAAGAAACTATAAAAAGACTTGTATATGTAATAAGGCTTAATATACAACGCGATAAACAAAATATATTACAATATTATTCTCGCACTGTAATTAAAAATTTCTACGTTGATATAACAGATTTTAACAAACACGACGGACAAGTTATATTATTCGGAGAAGAATCAGTAGAAAAATGGATCGTAGAAAATAATATTAAATATATTTTATACGATGAAGTTCAAATAGGAACTTCAGCGCCTTATTTTTTTAAAAATAATTTAGTAGATGAATATGTATATTTAGCTCAAAATACAACTTCTATAGAAAAAGCTAGTAATGTAGCTGATACGTGGTATAAACAAGGATATAATCCTGGTATTCATTCAAAAGATATAAAACAGATATCTTTTACATTATACTCATATATAAATTCAACTGATATCAAAAAAATAAATAAAAGTAAAAATGATGTAAAAATATTAGGATATAAAATAGATAATACTCCTTTTTATACTGTATTATTAAAATTAAATTAAATTAAATTAATAATTTTCACATTACAAAATGTGTTCTATTTTATTGTATAAAATAGAACTTATGGTTAGTTAAATAGACTCAGCAAACTCTATTATATCATGGGTTGTTCTACCACCTTTGTGATTTTTTTTAAATTTACCATTTTTATCAAATGCCATATAATGAGGAACTCCTTGATAAGATGGATCTAATTTTTTTACAACTGAAACAGCTTCTTGTTCAGATTTAGAACCATCTATTACAATACACGCAGCTACAACAGGTAATCCGCTTTTAGCAAACTCTTGAAAGTCGGGCTTTGCTTTTGTACAATATCCGCAAAACCCACCTTGAACCATTACAACAGAAGGAAAACCTTGATTTACGTAAGGTTTAAGACTTCCATCTTTTTTAAAATCATCAATTTCTAAGTAGGCAACTTTTTCCATTTATTATAAGTTAATTTTTTTTATAAGTTAATTTAAATTTTAATTTACTTATAAAAAAATTAATAATGCATATAAACTTTTTATTGGAATTAATCTTCAACTAATTTGGGTAAAAAAAATACAATTAGTTAATTTTTGAAATACTCAACTCCTTCCCTGATTCCATTTATTAATATATTAGGTCCTTCATTGACTTCATACCATTCTTTATTATTCACATATAAAAATTCTATAAATTTCTTTTTTATCATTATCTCTATTATATCATTATAAATTGTATATTCGTGATATATCACATCAAAGTCTGTAGGTGCTGCTGTATTATAGGTAGACATACGTGATGTTAAATTATTAGCAATTCCAACTTTATACATATTCTTAAACTCTTTGTGTTGTAATAAATATATGACTTTTTCAGGATTGTATTGTATTCTTTTTTGTCTTTTTAATGTTTTACTTTGTTTATTATAAGCATCCAATGTTGAACTTAATTTATTTTCTAACTCCTTATTTTTAATTTCTAATTGTAATAATCTATTATCTATCTCGTGTTTTACTTCATCAGCCTCATCTTTATTTCCTTCTTTCTTTAATCTATTATACTTTATCTTACCCTTTTGTATATTCATAATATCTTTATTACTACTATCATCTGTTAATTTAACACTTCCTACTATTAATAATTGATAAACCCATTTTGTAACTTGTACATCAAATTTTGGTGATATCCATTGAGCTATATTTATAGCAACTTTTGGATGCACCCAAGTGCCTCTATTTTCGTTAAGACCTGATGTTTCTATTTTAATTAATTCAAGTATTTCAGTATTGATTAAGATGTCAGTGCAAAGTTGCATAGACGTATCTTTTTGATATTCACTTTTAATATCTTTTTCCAATATCTTCAAAAATTCTTCAGTAGTTGTTTTTCTACGCCACGTGCTAAATAATCTTCCACCTGCTTTACAAAGATTGGTAACATTAATATACCCGTCAGATTCTCTACAAATAATAGCATATGGTTGATCATTTTTATCTATAAGAGTAATATTGCTAATAATATTTTTAGCTTCTTCTTCAGATTGTTTACGAATTTCTTCCTCTTTTTCGGTTTTTTTCTTTTCATAACAACGACGATTTGTAGCATTAGCTTTGTCTTTATTTGTTTTATTCCAATCAGATTTTTGTTTGATACATTTTTCCTTATTTTGTTCATAATAATCTAAAGCTCTATCTTTATTTTTGTCATTTTTATCTCTATCAATTTTGTAACATTGTTTACATCTAACATCAAGATTGTCTTTTTTGAGTTTATTTGTGCCAAAATTATCTAAAGATAATTCTTCGTGGCATTTACTGCATATTTTAGTTGTTTTACTTATTTTTGTTGGTGTATCAATAGGAAATGGTTTATCTAATTCTTTTTGAATAGAAGAAAAATCAATAATAGTAGGTTTTACTAACCATTCAATAATAGGTTCAATACATCTAGGATCACACCAAGTATGTTTATTTGACTTTATAATAGAGTTTTCATATTTATTAAAATTTTCTTTTGCTGATTTAATCCTCGAATAATTGGAAAATATTTTCTGTTTTGCCATAAATATAGCTGTAATATCTATAAAATTATCAACACTTCTTTGAGTAAATGGAATATTGTATGATATAAAATGTTTAGTTGTCATTTTATATCTATTTTTATTTCTTTAAACCCATACGAAACGAATTTCGTATCTTTACATATCATATGAAATTCGTTTCATATTTTCCTTACTCAACTTAAATGATTCTGATATTAATGGGTTAACAAACTTTAATGTAATTTAAAGTTTCCACTTCGTTTTTTAAATGACGATAATTTTTAAAGCAAAAACTAATAATGCGTATACTATTAAAATTTTAGCCGAATTACTTCAAAATAATATAAAAACAGCTTGTTTTGAAATAGATAATAATAGTATAAATTTATGTATGATGGATCATCATAGAACTATTTTAATTCAACTTTCTTTAGAAAGCGAAAATTTTACTTTATATAAATTTAAATCAAAGGATAAACTTTTTATTGGAATTAATCTAAATCATTTTCACAAAATGCTTAAATCCATTAAAAAAAAAGATTCAATGCAATTATTTATTGACGATGAATCTCCAACTGATTTGGGCATCAAAGTAATTCCTAAAGAAAACAACCGAATAACAACATCTTTTATTAAAATTCAAGTAATACAAACATTAGATATAGATATACCTACTGGATATGGAAAGCCTATAATTGTACCTAGTTCCGAGTACCAAAAAATGTGTAAAGACATGGCACATATTGGGAGTAGTGTAAATGTAGTATCTAAAAATTTTCATATTAAATTTATATGTAACGCTGGAGGAGTAATGAAAAGACATGTTGATTTTGGAGAAATGGGTGATTCTGATGAAGAAGAAGAAGATAATGATAATACTGTTGAATATAATCAATTTTTTGACACTGAGCAACTATCTCGCGTGACAAAAATGTCAGGATTAAGTATTAATACTCAGATATATACTAAAAAAGGTCTTCCTTTGCTTTTTAAATCATCTATTGGTAGTTTAGGAAAAATTTCTATTTTTATTAAGTCAAAAGACTTATTAGAAAAAGAAAATTGTGTTTTAGAAGAGTCTGACGAAGAATCTTAATTTAACAAAACTTATTTTTAATAATTATTTATAATTATTAAATTAACTTATTTTTAATAAAATTCACCTGTATCACACGCTAATGATGGTTTTAAACTAAAATTATATGTAAGAGGTATTTTTGACATACAAATTCTATTTTTATAATATATAGGTTCGCTTTCATTTTCGCTTTCATTTTCGCTTTCATTTTCACTTTCATTTTCGCTTTCATTTTCATTACCATTTTCATTACCATTTTCACAAACAGATGCACACTCTTCAGCTGTTACAAATGAAGTAATGCCATCGGATGGCATATACACAGGATGACATCCAGAACTACAAGAATATGACAAAGGGTTTTCATGACTATAATGTGATGTACATTCTTGATATCTATTGTTATTAACATCTGGGTATTCATTTAGTTGAGTGTATAAGTTATTGCTATATGGAGGTAACTGATTACAAGTATTTGTTTGACTGTCATATTTGCATAGTTTCCTATAACCATTACTTTTTGAAACATTTTCAAATGAAGAATCTTCATCAGGGATAGCTGGATGACAAAACGCTCTACATTCATAAATGCTGTTATAAACATTATTTGAAGGGTCATATTGTTTATTAGAACTTTGACATTGACCATTTAAGCATTCATAAGTTTGTCTAGTCTGAACTGGTTCAGAACAAGTATTTGTTTTACTGTCATATTTGCATAGTTTCCTATAACCATTACTTTTTGAAACATTTTCAAATGAAGAATCTTTATCAGGGATAGCTGGATGACAAAACGCTCTACATTCATAAATGCTGTTATAAACATTATTTGAAGGGTCATATTGTTTATTAGAACTTTGACATTGACCATTTAAGCATTCATAAGTTTGTGTACTCTCAACTGGATCTGAACAACTATTTGTTTGACTGTCATATTTGCATAGTTTCCTATAACCATTACTTTTATGAACTTCTTGACATAAATCAGAATGATTATTTTGATAACAAAATGATTTACATTCGTTTATATTGTTATAAATTTTGTCATCTGGATTATATTTTTTATTAGAATTGTTACATTGACCGTTTGAACATTCATATGTTACTTGTTTTTCTGGAACTTGTTCTGGAAGTTGTTCTACAAAATTATTCATATGAGTATCATCATAATTTGATAATATACGATATCCATTATTTTTGTATGTCCTTAGCATTTTTATAATTGATTATAAAAAAATAATTTAATTTAAACATACATCTATTTATTTACAAATGAATAATACTGAAACAAATTTATACATTAAAGAACTCGACCTTGATTTAATTCAACCTAATGTTCAAACATATATGAACCCAGATCAAGGAGGGAGTAAAACAGTTATTATTGGTAAGCCAGGTACAGGTAAATCTACTTTAATTGCTGCTTTGTTATATGCCAAAAAAAATATATATCCATGTGGTATAGTTTTTAGTGGTACTGAAGATAGTAATGGATTTTATAAAAACATGTTTCCTAGTACATTTGTTTTTAATAAATACGATGAAGATCAGCTGAAAAATTTTATTAAACGTCAAAAAATAGCAAAAAAACATGTACAAAACCCGTGGGCTGTATGTTTATTAGATGATTGTACTGACACCCCTGCTGTATTTAATAAGCCTTTGCAACAAGGTATATATAAAAATTCTCGTCACTGGAAAATGTGGTATATTTTATCATTACAGTATTGTATGGATGTCAAACCAGTTATTAGAACTAATGTTGATGGGACTTTTATTTTACGTGAACCAAATCTTAAAAATCGTCGTTCATTATGGGAGAATTATGCAGGTGTTATACCCGATTTTGGTCAATTTTGTGACATTATGGATCAATTAACAGATGATTATACAGCATTATATATAAATAATGCTACCAGAAGTAATAAATTAGAAGACTGTATTTTTTGGTTTAAAGCAAGTCCTAATCCTTCTGGATTTAAATTTGGATGTCCTGAATTTTGGGATTTTCATTTTTCTAGATATAATACAGATTATGTAGACCCATTTTTACCTTAAATTTATAATTATTAATAACAATAATTTAAAAAGAAAATTTTAAATTATTAAATATGAAAAGAAAATCCCGAAATATTGTAGAGTGTGTTTCAGAGTGTGTTTCAGAGTGTGTTTCGTCTTGTACTAGATCAAAAAAACCAAAAATATGTAAGCCTTTATTTAAATCTAACAATGTATATATTTCTGCTACATGTGTAAAAAATTTTATGCTTAACGATACCCTTGTTGATTGGTTATATGAACATAAAAAAGTTGGTAATAGTATTGCTATTAATAATAATGGGTTTGATAGTTTTATTATTAATAAAGGTGTAGAATTTGAAAAAGAATTGATTAAATACATTTTTAGAAACAAAGCGCCAGTAGTATATGTTTCTGATAAAATAACAGATGAAAGTGTTCAAAAAACTATAGACTTAATGCACAAAGGAACTCCTCTTATACATTCTGCACCAGTCAGAAATGATAATAATAATACCCATGGTATTATTGATTTATTAGTTAGAAGCGATTACTTACATAAAATTGTAGAAGAATGTCCTATAACAATTGAAGAACAAAAAATACCATCACCTAAATTAAAAAAAGACTATCATTATGTAGTAATTGATGTAAAATTTTCTACTTTACCATTAAGAGCAGATGGAAAACATTTATTAAATTCAGATCAGTATCCAGCATATAAAGCTCAATGTTTAATTTACAGAGATGCAGTTTCATTAATTCAGGGATATACATCACAGTATGCTTTCATTTTAGGAAGACGTTGGAAATACACACACAAAGATGTTAAACATACAAATTTTACATGTTTAAATA